ATCGCAGGCTCATCGCCCATCAAGCCCATGTCCAAGGGGGTCAGAACGGTGTCGGTGTTGGTCGCCATGTTGTACCTTCAGAATCAGTAGTAGGAGACGTTCCGGCGCTTATGCATCGGTTCGTCTTTTTCATCGCTGTCAATTGCAATGAACCCGCCCTGTCTAAACCTCATCAAAGCCTGACTGGACGAGTCCACAAGGTCATCATGGTCCCCATTTGGGAAAGAGGCCATCTCTTCCATGACCTCTTCTGCCCATCTTTTCTCCGGGCACCACACCACCCCTGATGCAAACAGGTCTGCGATTGAATTTACACGGGCTATCTTATCGCTGCCTTTGCCCGGTGTGTACTCCGAAAGCGGTATTCCCATCTTTCTCATCTCATAGATCAAAGGAGCACCCGCTGCCCTCTTTTCCACGATCAAAGTGTCAGGATCCCACTCCTTCCACATCTCAAATGCCTTCTTTTTAAGATCCGGGAACTCCAAACGAGCCTTGTAGGCATCCAAAAGGATGATGTTGGGCCTCAAATCACCGTGTTTATTAGGGTGGTCAAACACACCCCACGTTGTACAAGCTGAGAAGTCAGCCCTGTTGTTCTTCTCAAAGGCCGTGTCCCAGCTTTGGATGATGTACTCACACGCAGGAGGCGCTTCTTGATCCCAAATCTGCCACTGTTCACGCTTGACAATGGCTCCACCCTCAGAAATTGGGTTCTGCTGGTACTGAGCCTCCCATTTCGCCACTGGAAGCTCTGCCTTGAGCGATTCCAGGGCCTCTTTTGACCAAAATCCAGGCCAAAGAGGGTTGCCAGAGGGCAATATGGCAGGAAATTCAATGACTTCCCACTGATCAGAGCCGTCTCTTTCTGCCCCTTTGAGGATCTGCCCCGCCAAATCCTTCTTAGACCAGCGGGTCATCACAACAATGATGGCCCCCCCAGGCTGTAAACGCTGCCGAGGACCAGATGTATACCACTCATACACGCCGTCATAGACCTCAGGATTGCCTTGCTTTGCCTCCTGTTCACTGTGCGGGTCGTCAATGATCAACAGATCCGCACCCTTACCCGTCACAGCACCGCCAACACCAATAGCGAAGTAGTCCCCGCCTTTGTGGGTGTTCCATCTGCCCGCTGCTTTGGAGTCGCTAGACAGCTTTGTGTCAAACACCTTGGCATATTGTTCACTTTGCACAAGGTTTCTTACTTTTCTGCCAAACCCCACTGCCAATTCCGCAGTGTGGGCGGTCTGGATGATCTTTTTCTCAGGGAACTTGCCCAAGAACCAACTCGGAAGCAAGTACGAAGCAAACTCAGACTTGGTGTGCCGGGGAGGCATGTTGATGATCAACCTCTTCAACTCCCCAGCAGCAACCCTCTCAAAAGCCTCCGCCATGATCTGATGATGCCGCCCAGAGATAAACCCAGGCCACATCTGCCTGACAAAAAACAAATAGCTCTCCCGGCACCTCTCAACCCTGTCCATCTCCAACAAGGCAAAGATCTTGTTCCGCTCAACCTCAGGCACCTTGTCCACAACCGCAAGGTACTGCCCAATCTCCTGCTTAGACAACAACGTCACAGACTCACCACCTCATCAATAGACCTGTCCACAACCTTCACGCCATAGAACCTTCCAGGGGCCACCTTGAGGTGGCCCTCCTTCTCAAGCCTCTTCACAATCCTGTGCATGTTCGCTTTTGATTTCAATCCCAAGCTCTTAGCCATCACCTCATAAGAAGGCGATACCCCATGCCTCTTGATGTAAGCCCTGATGAAATCAAGAACCAACTGCCACCTGTCTGTCACGCCTTCTCTCCTCTTCATCCATCGCCCACAAAGCAGCACTCGCCATCCTGCACTGAACCGCTGCCTCCAAAGCAAACTCAATCGCCTTGTCAAACTCTCTGTTCAAAGCAGCATTGTGCAAATCCTTCAGAGCCTTCTCCGCCAACATTGTTGGCATCGCATAGTCATTGATGGAAGTGTAAACGGTTGTTTCCATGCGAACAATATCTTTCTGAAAAATATATACCCCGGGGGGGTGTTGATTGGCGGATGAAGGGGGGGGTTGTATGGAGGGATATTTGGGGGAGTGGATTAGAGCGTAGTACGCGGGAGGGTGGTCAGTCATGCACAGCGGGGGGTCCGGGTACGGTGGGCTCCCCGCTCCGCCGTTTACGCCTTGCCCCCCGTGCAAACGCTGATCTGTGTACACGCGCCCGCGTGGCCTGCGCCTGCCTCGTGCCTCGCCTCGTGCTGCTCACGCATCGTCAGTGCCTGTCCGTTTACGCTGCGTCTGCCCCACTAGCTTGAGGTGTCCGCTCAATGCGGCCTTCAGTTCTGCTGCGGTGAGGGGCTTGTCTGCGGTCTGCTGCTGGTCGCGCCACATGCCTGCACTGCGACCCAGGAGTTCCAGGGCCTTCAACCGAGAGCCCTCCTGGTTCGCTTGTTTGCTGAGTGCCACCAGACTCCGCATCACGTAGCGCTTGGTGGCCGCGATGTCATCCGCCAGGGCCTCTTGTGTCTCTTCCCAGGCTTCCCGTACCAACTTGGCGATCCGTGGGTCTTTGGCTAGCTTGGACGCTGACGCTGACACCGTGACGTCTGCAGCGCCGCTGTTTGGGTATGCGTCCCTGTACGCCTGACGCATGGACTTACCTGCTATCAGCCCTTGGGTGAATGCCATCTGGCTCTGAGTCAGGGGTCTATCTCTCTTCCACTCTGCTGCCCCTACCACTCTTCCATCTGCTCTTACCTTGGGGCCTTCTGCGGCCTGGGCCATCCGTTCCGCTTCGCTGATCTCTTCCGGGCTTTCGTCTGTGTAAACGTGGCCTTCCTCTCCGTCGTCCTGGCTCACATCCTCCAGGGCCCGCATGTAGTCATCCGCACTGATCCTTGTCATACCCACAACCCTCTCGCCGCTCCAACCGTTCGCACACTGGCCCGGATCACCCCGACCATCATTCGTTCGCAATGTTATCCACAGGTTATCCTTTTTGCAAGAAGTTATCCACAGCCTGTGGATAAGCCTTTGTTTGTGCTTAAAAATGAGGCATTACCTATGGAGCAACTGTGGATAACTTGTGAACAACTCGCTAGACGCCACGATCTTTCTTTTTTGATACCAGGGCATAGGGTGCCACCCCGAATCGATCCTAGGCCGTTTTGACGCGTTCTAGAGGCATGTCCATTTATACAGGAAAGACCCCCGACATTTACTCGGGATTGCATGCCGTGCTACTCGCGCATATGCGCCGCATCACGCGCACATCACGCGCATGCGACTTGTGGTCTAGAGCACCCCGTCTGGCCTTCCCTTGTGGTGCTGGTACTTGCACCCGTTGAAACGATAGTGTTAGACTCGGGGCTCGCCCACGGTGGGCATCAACAAGGAGTAGCAACGTGAACCATCAGACCCGTGAATCCTGGCTGGCCGCTGCGGTGGCCCTTACCCGCCCCACAGTGGAGACCCTAGCAGGTGCAAGCCTGCCCACCCGCATCCGCATCGCTTGCGGCTTCCCCTCTACGTTCACCCGGTCCGGCACCCTGGCGGAATGCTGGGCCGACACCGAGAGCGCCGATAGCACCTTCGAGGTGCTGATCTCCCCGACCCTCGCCGACCCCGTGCAAGTGTTGGCCCAGGTGCTCGGGGCCATCGCTCACACTGCCCCCGGAGCGATGAGCCCCACTAGCAACACCTACATGGCCTTGGCTGCAGACCTCGGGCTTTGCCCCGTGGGTGACACCTGGAGGCAGGTACAAGGTGCTGAAGACTTCGCCGCCACCTATTCGTCAGCCCTCTACGAACTGGGCGCTTATCCCCATGCCCCCATCCTGACGGGCACCAAGAAGACGCAGAGCACGAGGATGTTGAAGGCCTCTTGCCCAACCTGCGGGTACACGGTGCGCCTGTCCGCGAAATGGGCAGACAAGGGCTTGCCGACCTGCCCGACCGATGGCGATACGTTCGCGCTTGAATCCCAACTGTCTGCTGCCGAGGAAGTCTGATCATGGCCGTTACCCTGCAAACTCAAAACGCCCTGATGGGCATGCCGATGGGCACTATCGCCGCCGCTTACTGGGCGGTGACCAATCAACAGGCCACCAACAGCAAAAGCCAGATGGTGGCAGCACTGGCCCGGGCCGTGGACGGTGGAACCATCACCCT